ATTTGTTAAGTTTATCTAGTTGTTTCTTAATTTTTTCTACGCCAGCTAAATACTTTTTAGCATTACTAACAGAAATTTCTCTGCAAGCGTTAACTATTGGATCATAGAAACTGACCTTTTTTTCTATTTTTACTTCTCCCATACGCGTTTTATAATTTATAAACTGTTTATTTTTATAATTCATACAAACTTATTATTCGGATATAGGGGTTGCCTCTTATTGCAACCCCATATCCTATCTCTTTAGCTAATTGTTCCTGATGTCTTAAGAACAACAATGGCAGTTGGTTTTGGTAAAACATAACCAACCCTTTCCACAAACCTATAAGCAATCATATCCTGTTGACCAAGATTGATTGAGGTCTGTCTGTCTGTATCAGTAATGGTAGCTTCTGTTAAAATCTTAACCTGCATACCACCTTTGTCTCCATAAATGGCATAACGCTTAAGATTACCAAAAATAACAAAACCCTTATTGATGGCGTTATCATTTTTGTCAGGCATTCCCTCTACTAATTCAAAAGGATAATTCCAAATAGTTGCAGGAATTTCTCCTTGTGGCCTTTGGTAAATGAATGCTCCTAGACCATCTCCAGCAGCTATTGAATCTTCTCTCAATTTTCTAACATAGCTGAAAATAGTTCTATGCATATAGTATTTAGCTCCACTATGCGCACCTACTAAACCTGCATCTTGCATATCTAGTAAGTTTTCAGCAGTAATGTCGGCAAATCCTAATGCAGCAGTCATAACAACAGGAGTTACACTTCCGTTATTACAAATACCAGTCCAAGGCGCACCATTACCATCAAAGAATTGCTCATCTTCTTCTTGCGCAGTTGCTTCAGCTACTAAGTCAGCTAACAAGCCAGGTAAGTTGATTGCAGTATCCTGTAACAATTCCTCTGTCATAGGAATAATGCAAGCCAATTTCTTTAATGTTTGTTGTACTCTTACGAATACAGGTTGTGTGGCTGTCTTTGATATGGCTTCATCAGTCCAAGTCATAGAAACAGAACTACCTAATGCGGTAATATCTCTAGTATTTCCTGGGCCGCTGAAAGGTAAATATCTCATTTCTCTACGAGCAACACCATATACATCCTCTATTAATCTAATTATTTCGTTAAATAATTCAGATGGAATAGTATATCCTGCTTTTGGGGTATCACCAGAAGAAGTTGTTAATGCTTTCATTTGCATTAAATCTCCTTGCGTCAACGATACACACCAATCCATTGTCTTTTGTGACCATTTACCACTTGATGGCAATGTTTCACTGGCTACATTGATTTCTCCTCTCTTAACTGCAACCATTTTATCTACAACTGATTTAACTTTTTGATCTACTTCAAGTTTAATCAATTCCCCTAATCCCTTTGTGTCAATTCCCTCATCAACTTCTTTGGTGATTTCAAAACTTTTAGCTTGTTCGTCAGTTAATTCACTGGCGTGTTCAGCTAAAAATGCTTTTTCTTCATCAGAAAGGTCTTTGAGTTCTTTGGCTAAAATATCTTTTAATACGAACATAAAAAATATCTAATTACTTCTAACCTTTTGCTTCTCTGTGAGAAGCGTTCGGATTATTTTGTTTAAGGTTTTTATCGCTTTCTTCGGCGATTTTTCCTTTTGCTCGTTAGAGCTTTCGGTCACGACCTGTTTATCTTTAAATAAAAGATTTTTAACTTCGTTGGAGATATTTACCTTACCTAATTCTTTCCCGTCTTGATCCTCTATTTTTATCTCCTTTAATTCTGTATTTACTATTAGGTTAAATGATTTTTCGTCGTCTGTGGCGTCCCCTGTGTCGCCTGTGTCATCCTCTGGCGTGTTTTCCTCTGCTTCCTCATTATTATCCCCTGTGTCCTCTGCTCCCTCATCAGTGCTATCCTCGTTGCTTTCTGCGTCTTTCTTGAAATCTATTGTTTCCTCAATCTCGTCTACTTTCTCAAGGGCTTCTAAATCTAATCCTTTTGATTTTGCTAAAGCTAATGCATTGGCCGGGACAGGAACACAAGATATTTCTAATAATTCATTCTTAACTAATTTCATTCCTTTTTTATCATCTGTTATTTCTCCCAGCTTAAACCCTACTGAAAATGCGCGCATAAACTTACCCTTATATAAGTTGTATACTGTTTTTATTAAATCTCCATAAATACCTACTCCCTCGTCAACTGCAAACATAATCTTACCTGCAAGATTTCCTTTCTCGTCTAACTTTAATTTAGTAACCTTTCCGATTGGTATGTTTCTGCTATCGTGAGCAAATAGAACTACTGGATTCTTTTTAAAGTTCTTTAAATTCCAGCTCTCCTGTTCTATTGGAGGATCACCAGAACGATCAACATCGGCAGTTGAAAACACTCCCTCTATTGTTCTGTTGTCATCGTTAGATGCTTTTACTTCAAAAATTAGATCTTTTTTAACCATAATATTATATTAATTTTATTATTCTATAAATGGGCCAACTGCGCACCTACAATTTATATCATCTGGAGCATTTTTTAAATGTCCACCAACCTCAAATGGTTTGTCTACATCTACAACTTGTCCATCTGCTGCTGCGTGTTCTGGTCTAACCCTGTCATCCATTGTGGCAATCCATTCTTTCTTCGGCACGACTCCACTTTGCTTGTATGCTTCCACGCTTGCTTCGTTTATAATAGCTCCTGTTTGAGTTCTTGCTATCCTAACAGCTTCTGCATCTCCTCTAATCTTATATACTCCCTTAACTCTATCTTTAATTTCATTGATTCCCTCTCCTTTGGCTAATGCTTCGTAGTATTGTTTTGATAATTTTGTTCTAGTTGTTTTGTTTATTAAGGAAGAGTCCACTTTGATCTGGTTTTGTAACCATACTCCTATAAATCCCTCTGATATAAATGGTTTACCAACACCAACCCTAGCTAATGCTGCGTTGCCGGATATTTTTAATATCTTTAATTCTGATGGTGTAATTGCTGCCATTAATCTTTCATTCTCTACTTCCCAATCAAAATCTAATAATGCTTTCTTAATATGCTTCTTATAATTAGTTTCATACTTATAATCCTTTTCGTTTATAATTCTAAACAATCTTTTCTCTTGATCTATTAAGAATTTTCTAACAACTGGCAGTAATATATTCTTTCTGCGATCTAAATCTGCTAAATATGTTCTCCATATTATCTTTCTCTTTTCTTGTTTTAACTCATCTAATTCTTTTTTTTCTTTTGATGCTTTCTTTTTATATTGCTTTCCAATTTTATCTTTTAATTCTTTAATCCTAATGTCGTTAAACAATTCTTTTCTTCCCTCAAAGATACCTGATTGAACTGGTTGTCCTAATATAACTGTTCTTTTGTGAGGTATATACATAGATAAACCTACTATTGAATTGATTTTACTGCTTGCTAATGTTTCTTCTCCACCAATTTTCAATGGCATTAATCCCTCTTTCTCTCTAATTTCATTTGGTGTCATCCATCCATTATCTGAAGCATTCTCATATATCTTTAATTTTTCCTCTACGTTCTCTGGTGATGGATCAACAAAATCTAATATCAATCCTTTACCAAAATGAGGAACTAGGAATTGATTTAGTGTATCTACAAAATCTCTCATCTTTGGTTTAATGTTCTCTGTTAAAAAACTTGCCATAGCTGCGTCAGCATTGGCCCTATTAACATCCTCTGCTATCCCTATAACTGACTTTGGCATTTCAAAGGCCATAAATATATCATCCCTTGTCGCTTTAAGACCTGATATATAGTCCATATCCTTTTGAGCAGTTGATATTTGAACATATTTTAATCCACTTTGTAAAATACCAATCTTTGAGTTCTTTCCTACTCCTTTGTATTTTTTACTCCATTGATCGCGTATTTCTCCTATTCTATCCTTATTTAATGGTTGATCTGACTGTAATACTGCATCAAGGCGTGCATTATTTAAAAAGAAATTCCTTTGAAACTTCGTGGCATATTCTTCAGTGTCCACTCTTGCTTGTGCTGGTCTGATTGGTGATTGCCCTGTTCTATCTGCAAACTCTTTTAATGGAGATGGCTCGTTAAAATGAATAATCTCCTCTGGTGTAAAATGTAATTCTTTCTGTCCGGGTATTCTATAAATATATTCTTTT